CTCTACGCTCGGGCCGGCCACAATTAATACAGCCACACTCAATACTGCTACGCTTACATCCCCCGTCATCAACGGCACGCCAAGCGGCACCGGCATACCGACAACCACCTTCAAATCGGGCAGCAATGCGGGCGCTTACTCGACATCAAATACGTCCCTGGTAGACGTGGATGCAACCAATCTCGCCCTTACCGTAACGATCCCACTCGGCTGGAAATTGGTCGTATTTGCGAACGGCGTCGTGACCAATGCCACTGCGATAGTGGGAGTAGTCTTAGCCATCTACGACAGCGTAGCCAATGCAGCCGTGGGTGCACCTGTAAACATATTGGCTGGATCAACTAGCAGCAATGGCAGCTTTTTCACGCAGGCAGTAATCAACGGCGATGGTAATTCCCATACCGTCAAACTGCGATGGGAAACGGCTAGCGGGTCCGATGCGGCGCAAATGACCAACTCCAACGGGATATTTCCGGGGATGATGTTTATTTTGATGCCGAGCAACTAGAGCATTATTCGTGCTGCCAAGCCCAAGCTTCTGCCCTTTGTTCGTTAGTGGACCTGGTTGCGATATGGGCCGCCTCGTGTTCAAGGACGTGGCGCAGCAGTTTATCATCTGCGGAAGCAAGAAACGAGGCGCGTATGTACGTGGTGCTGGTATTCAGGTTAGTTACCGCTGTATTTTCAGCGCCCTGTTTTCTCAGTTCATTCCACTGAGACTCGCTGGCAATCAATATTGTCCAAGACTTGAATTGAGGGATTTTGGCTACTAGGCGGTTAACCCTATCGGCGTCTTGGGCTCGTGCGGTAATGGCGCACAGGAGAAGTAGTACGGGTAGGTATCGCATAGTGTATTTAGCTTACACCGATCACGGTATAGCGCAAGAGAACGGAAGGCGAAGGTAGCCTTGGCCCAAGAGCACATATTCTCGGACTTCTCGGGCGGCATGAACGCCCTTTCTGGCGTCGATAAGCTCGATCCCAAAGAGTGCTTACTGGCTGAGAATGTGCGTCTGGATGAAACCGGAAATATCCAATCTGCCGGTGCCTTCACTCACCAAAACACATCGGCTTACGCAGCCGTATCGGGAACGAACACGAACAACGCACATTCCCTATATTGGAATCCATCGCTAGGGGCCGTATCAGGCGTAGGGCAAGATGTGTTTTTTGGACCCACACTCGGAGGGCAGGGCAGCGGGTTGGCAGGGAAGAATGCTAGCCAGCAGAAAATGAGCTTCGCCTCAGCTCCGGGGCGCGTTTATTTCGACGTTGGAAGCGTCGGCTATTGGACCGACATAACCAATCTTCTAACAGTCGATTGGGCACCGCCATCAGCATCGGGGGCCACCGTAACTGGCCCGACTACTGTGGGAACTGGCTCAAACGATGGCGGTGGCGGCGCGGCATGGGCCAATCCAAACAATATCACGAGCACCAACTCAAATACTTTCGCTGATGTCACCATTACCACCGCGACCGGATCGTCTCAGCAACTTCGCGCCACAATGACGACCAATTCTTTCAGCATCAGCACAGCGGCGGTTACGGGAATCGGGTTGACATTCCAAGCGCAGCATATCGGAAATCAGGGTGTCACCTTCATAGTATCCCTAATGAAGGGGGGCATTCCGATAGGGAACGCCAAGACTTATAACATCACTTCGGCGGGCTCCTTCACAGTCAACCTGGGCAATGCTAACGATTTGTGGGGTAGTACGTGGGCGCAGGGAGACATAAACGCCGGTAATTTTGGGTTTCAGGTTCGGGCGCAATACTTCACTAGCGGCGTGACCATCGATCCTCAGATATATAAAGGGCAACTCACCGTTTATCAGGGTAGCGGATTTTTTGCCGGTGGAGGAACCACCGGAATTTTAACGGGCACTTACACGTGGAAGGTCACATTCGTTGCCGCGAATGGTGAGGAAAGTGATGGCAGCGGCGATTCGGCGTCCGTAGCTCTCGCCAGCCAGCAAGGAACGCTTACAGCCATACCGACCGGAGATGCAAGAACAACAGCCAGAAACATCTATCGCAAGGGCAACGCTCTGACTTCTCATTATTTAGTGGGCACGCTCCAAGACAACAGTTCAACCACTTACAGCGACAACCAAACCGACATCGCGGCCCTTACCGAAGGCGTCATTCTTGCGGGCGACGTGCCGGGAGACTACCCCAATACACGCCTTGGCTCGCAGCAGGTCCGCTTTCCGGTTTACCACTACGACCGTGTTTTCTGGATCATTCCGGGAACCAATCAGCTCATCTGGTCTAAGCCGCTCGATGGGTTTGCCTATCCCGTCGTAAACCAGACTGACGTTGGCGATTCCAAGCCATGCGTGCGTGCGGTATCAATCTTTGGCGAGCTCATTATCTTCAAAACGGATTCGATCTGGAGACTCACGGGCACCGATGAAGCGAGCTTCGATCTTTCGCAGACACCCTCCGCAGTGGGAAGCGATCAGCCATTCACCATCGTCGCCCTGCCGGATAAGGTAATCTTCGCCAATCGTTACGGGCTATGGGCCTTCAACGGCTATACCTCCCAGCCGCTTACCCCCAAGCTTGATTTGTGGTTCAAGCAGGATGATCGGACAAATGAAGAACTCTACGGCGTAAATGGCTTCCATCCGCCAGAAGTAGCGAGTACGACGGTGCCACTCGGCTTTGAGGCGGTAGGGAACAGCGAAAAGTATATTTGGGCCTATGCCGAAGCGGGCCAGTCATCCAACAACGCCATTCTGATTTTCGACGTAAAGCACGCCAACATAACCAAGCGCACTACCGGAACCGCTTTGCCGCTCTCTCTTGCCATTGATCCCGTAAACGGCTTCGTCTATATGGGCGACAATCAAGGCTTTGTCTCATTGCTCGATGACTGGAATGGTGCGAATGGCGGGGGAACTCCGGCGAATTTCGACTTCCAAACCGGCTACATGGACCTGCAAAGAGGAAGCAACAAGGCGCTGTGGGCTCTTGAGTTTTTCCTCGATACGGATGGGCAATCGCTTACTCCTTATGTTTATTACGACAACGGAGCGGCCAGCGAAGCCCTTGCGCCAGTTTCCACTACGGCACTACAGCGCGTCTTGCGTCAGGTCCAAAGCGGTAACTCCCGAAAGATGCAGAACTTTTCCGTGCGGTTCAACGGCAGTATCAATCCGGTGAACGTAACAGGATCGCCACAGATTCAAATCGTCCACATCAAGGCGTATTACGACATTAGAACCGGGAAGGCGAGAACCGGGCAGTGAGGCGCGGTAGCGTAGCGAGATTGCCAGCTCCTCCGCCAGTGAAGGGAACTATCGCCTCTGCGGGCGAAGATATTAAGACTTTGCATCAGCATCTAGTCCAGCAAACCACGATCCTGAATCAAGCTTTGCAATCGCTTCAGAACCGCCAGAACACAGTACAGCAGACCGGGGCACAGGCACCGCCTCCGGTGAGCGGGTTCGCGGTTACTGGCAAGCAGGGGCTTTTCTATTTGACCTGGAAGCGCATCGTCAATGTGGATGGTTACGTGATCACCCAGGCTTCCGATACGGCCATGACGCAACTTGTGGGGCGTTACCACATCTCCGATGGTGGGCAATGCGTGTACCAAGTGCCGGTGGGCAATGTGGCGGTAACAAACTCTTTCCAGATTTACGCCTACCAGGGACCGCTTGTCGGTGATCCATCGCCAACGGCTACGGCTACAACGGTTGCTTACGGGAGCGGGGAATCGGCCCCGCCCGCTCCGCCGATTGCGCCATTGCAACCCAAAGTCGCACCTGTAAGGAGTGGGCCTAATCTGCCTTGAGTAGCGTACCGCTGATTGCAGCTCTGCCGCAGTTCAATCAAACACAGACACCCGATTCGCTCGCCGCATCGAGCCCCATTCTTCAAAGCTTACTGGCAAATACCGGAGGCAATCTTACCAACGTCGATTCGCTCGCCGCGTCTCAGCCTGGTTTCGCACAAGCGTTGTCGCTGATGTCTCCAAGCGGAGGATTAAGTCCGCAACAAGGGGCGCAATTCGGGCCGCTATTCGGCCTAATCATGTCATTGATGGGCGGAGGGCAGCAGCAACAGCAGCCCACGCCGGGGATGGGATTATGAGCGGCATCTTAGGGGTTCTCGGCGGCTTGTTTTCGGGATTGCTTGGGGGGGCAGCAGGAGCGGCCAATACCAGACCGCCAGCATTGAACCCTACACAGACCAATGCTCTCAATGGCCTGATCCCCAGCCTCATGCCTACGGCTACTGGTACGCCGCAAATCGACCCCATCCAACAGGCCCTACTGTACGGTCAGAATGCGGCATCGCTCACGGGGGCCAACAACGCCGTTACTCATTCACTTGTATCTCGCGGCCTCGGGCGCAGCGGACTACTTGGAGCTGGACTTATTCAGAACCAGAACCAATCGCAGGCCAACCAGAACAACATCAACCTGGGACTTCAGAATCAGGCTATCCAGCAAAAGCAATTGAGCATTCAGGACATTCTCGGATTGCTGAATGTGAACGCCACGCCGGGACAGAGCGCGGGAGCGGGCTTCCTTAATGGGCTCGCGCCCGTTGCGGCGTACTCGATTCAGAACATGCTGAACTCGCAGAATAACGGCGGTGGTGGCTACTTGGCTTCCGGTTATCCCACAGGGCAGGCTCCGTTGAATCTTTTGGGGAACCAATAATGCCAGTCGATACAAGAATCAACATTCCCTTCAATCCGCAAGAAGGGATCACGTCTCAGATACTCTCTGCAATTCAGCTTGCCAATGAGCAGCACCGCTCGCAGCAACAGACCAACATCCAGCAACAGCAGGTCAATCAGCAGGGCGCGTTAATCCCGAGCGACATAGCGCAAAAGCAAGCTGCTACGGCCCTTGATAGGGCGCAGACCGACACGGCAGAGTTCAACCTAAAGTCTCGCAAGGAGATGTTCCAAACGCTTACCGGAACGTCCCTCGATGCACCTCCGGGAACAGCGCCCGCTCCAACCGGAGGATTAATCTCCGATACGGTCAATAACTTAATTCAAGACCCGTCTCTTTCTGGCACGGAGAAACAGGCGCTCGGCGTTGCAGGACGCCAAGCCATGCTACGGGCTTACCAAGACCCGGCTACGGCAATGGACGGCGTTGTTTCGACGTACAACGATATTCTGAAGCAGCATGGTGACAACACTAGGGCCATCAAGACCGAAACGATACCGGACGGCAAAAGCAATACCGGCTATTCCGTTGTGGGGACGCGGCCCGATGGATCGGAAGCCTACCGCATACAGGCGCCACTACCAACCCCCAAAACGCTAGATGAGGCTACGTCGTATCTGGGAAGCGCGTCACTGGCTTATCAGCGCGATCCCACGCCGGGGAATAAGGCTGCCCTCGATCAGTTTACCAAACAGCACGACGCCATGTATGCAGATCATTTGGCTGAAGTGGAAAAGCAGGCTCGCGCTACGGCACAGACTCACGGCGCAGACGTGGAAGCGATGTACCGGATCGGCCAAAATCCAGTTACGGGAGAAACGCTCAACCTCGGCAATGCGCCTCCAAGCGCCCTTGTGAATCCTGGCACGGGGGAAGTGATCCCTCAAAGCATGATTGGACTTTATAAGCCAACGATGAATGAACGGCAGACGGCAGATACCGCAAGACAGGTTCTCGCCATCTCCCAAGATTTGAAGGATGAAGTAGCCAAGAATCCGAACCTGATTGGCCCATTGGCTGGCCGCAGCAAGGAAGGCTTACAGAAGCTCGGGCTTAATGCTGCGGACTCATCGAAGCTGCTGGACGATTTGAGTTTCCTTCAATCGGCGGCCACCAAGATGCACACGGGTAGATTCTCGGCCGAGATCATGCAAAAGATGGGAAACCTCATTAAGCCGGGAATGAATGCGGATGAGTTCAAGGGTGGCCTCGAATCCATCAACGACGTTGCGACTCGATATGCCAACGAGGACAAACTAACCACGGTCTACGAATACCAGCAGAGACAGCAATACGAGAATCAGGGCAGCCAATCGCCAGCTCCAGCACAACCCGCAACCAATCAGGGCGGTGGCGATTTCTTCAAGCAATTCGGCGGTGTGAAGCACTAAATGGGCACCACTCCAATGATCGCACCAGACGGCAGTTCTGGTGAGATTCCAGACGCAAAAGTAGCGGATGCGGTAAAGGCTGGCGGCAAGGTCGGAGCATGGATGCTTGCTCCTGACGGTTCCCGTGGAATCGTGCCCGTCGATAAGACATTAGACGCAATCAAGGCTGGCGCACGGCCTCAAGCACCTTTGCCGGATGTGCGGATGCACGAAACCGGCGCTTTCGGCGTGCAATATAACCGCCTCACTGATGAGCAACAACGGATAAAGGGAGAATACGAATCAGCCAACCTGAAGCCAATTGCTGAGACATTGGGCGCAATGGCAACCGCTGGATTACTCAAAACTCCAGGCGGCGCGACTATGGCATCGAAGCTCCTTCATTTGGCTGGCCGTTCTGCTTTATCTGCGGCTGGCGTAGGGGGTGGGGCATTCGCGGCAGGCGCATCTCCGCAGGAAGTCCAAGGGGCTGCGGAATCTGGTGCCGTGGCTCAGCCCGTAGCGGAAGGAGCATCGGCGGCAGCAAGTTCCCTGGCTCCCAAGATTGCCGAATCTGCCCTGAAAATAACAGACAGAATGCGAGGTCGCGGACGCACGATTGGTGAGGCGGTCTTAGAAAATACCACGGGAATTAAGGCGTCCACGCTTGCACCAGAAATACGGCAAGCCATAGGTTCAATTACGCAGGACATGGAAGCCGCAACGCACGCCGCTACACAATCTGGCGTTACTGGCAGCGCCCAACCGGCACAGCAAGCCCTAAATGATGCAATTTCCAAACTTCCGAGAAATGCGCGAACCGTAGCTGCAAAGTTGAATGGATTGCACGATCTATTGGATTTGGGCGGAGGACCGCAGGCCAGTTATACACCAGATGAATTGCTGGAGATGAAGCGCGGCATAGGCAAGGAGATGGGGACGTGGGGAATGGAGTGGCAAAAGCTGAGCGACGTTCAGGCGGTGAGGGAACGTTTGTACGGTGCCATCGACGGGGAATTGGATCGGCTCATTCCGGGGAATGCGGAAAAGAACCAAATTATCTCCAGCCTTATCCCGGCTAAACAGCAAGCGACTCGAATCTCGGGAGGAGCGACGATTGCCGAGCGCATGGCGCACCGCATGGCAGCACACACCGGGGCGCTGGCATCAGCTGGATTCGGCGGAACACTGGGTTATGAAAAGGGTGGGGTTCCCGGAGCCGCCGCCGGTGCTATTGCCGGATTAGCCATCCCCGAGGTGGCAACTAGCACGCCCGGACAAATGGCAGCGGCGCGTCTGTTTAACTCGCTTGGAGAAACGGCAACTTCGAACGCTTCGCACATTCTCCCATTAATCAAGGCGCTCGCAGCACAGACAGCAACACCTAATACTCCCGGACTACCTTTCCATCCCGGAGCGGGGATCAGCCGATGATTTGGTTAATCGTTATTGCACTTGCCTGTCTCATTTGCTCGGCAGCGACATTGCTTCTTGTGTGGTTGGGAACTCGCAAAGTGCAACCCATTCCAATCCAAGCGACGGCCATGGCACCGCGCAAACACATCGGTTCCGGCAAATGCCATTGCGAGAGAAGCTACCCCATTTATGAAGGTGAACCAGATCCAGGCAAGTGCAAGCACTGTATAGCGAGGACGCATGGCAGTCTCTAAACGTAAGGCTAACAGCGCTCCACCGTTAATAACGCTACTGGAATACAACGCAGTAACCCCCGTCCTAAACGATCAAGACACGATAGCTCCCCAGTGCGATGCCTCTGGCAATTTCTTAACCAACGTGATTGCTGGCGGAGGAAGCGGATCAAACGCCGCCGCTGGCGCTACGGGCGCCGGAGTCCCCACATCTGCGGATTATGTAGGCTTTAACTCTGGCGGGAATTTAGTCGGCGTCAGTGCGGCTAATCCTCTCCCTGTATCTGCAAGCTTTGGGGCGGCTGCTACTGGCGGCGCAAGCACCTTCCATTTAATCGCGGCTGGCAGTGGAGATGCCAACAACGTGAAGGCTAGCGCAGGCACGGTTTACGGATGGTCGATTTCGAATACGAGTGGAGCTCCGATTTACGTGAAGCTTTATAACTCCGCATCGGCCCCAACGGCGGGAAGTGGGACGATAGTGAGAACCATAGAAGTGCAAGCGGGTGTTCCTGTTCACTTTAGCAGTACTACAGGCTTCAAATTCGGTACGGGGATAGGATTCACCATCGTGACCGGAATCGCGGACAACAATAGTACCGGAGTCACGGCGGCAACTGTTTCGGTAGATCTGGACTACGCATGAAAAAACTAGCCATAGCCAATGCGATTTTCTTTCTCTTTGTAGCCTGCCTCTTCCTCTACGCCCAACAACCTGTAGCGCAATCGGGTAATTGGACGGCGCGAATTGTGGGGAATGCGGGAGGTATTGTTGATGCCGTACTTGGATCAACTCCAGCGGCGAACGGCGTTCAACCCGCGATGTATGCCGCCACGGCCCTACCTACCGCAGTTACGGCTACGGATACGGTCCAGCCGATGGCGGATAAGTTTGGGCGGCAAGTCGTCCTGAATAACGCTATGCGGGACCTCATCAAGACGACGGGCGGAGTGCAGACCACCAACGCCACGCAGACGAGTCTTTTGGCAGCGCAAGGCTCGGGTGTTTTTGCCGATCTAGTAGACCTGTTCATCACTTCGGAATCCGCGACAGCCTGCACAGTGTCTCTAACTGATGGAACGAACACCTACAAGATCAACGTCGCTAACCAGCAAGGCGCTGGCTCACACTGGAATCCTCCAACTCCCATGCCTGCAGCCAGCTCGAATACGGCTTGGCAGGTAACCGGCTGCGCCAGTGTCACGCTCGACTACTTCGGGGAATTTGTACTCAACAAGTGAGCGGAAACTGGAAACTTCGCCGTCAATTGCAACAGACGGCTGCGGACTTACAACGCAGTGGGGTAGTCATCGCTTCTGCGATCAGGCGAGTCGAGGAAATGAATGCCAGGGAAAAATCCGAAGCGTGCGCCAAAAAGAAACATGCTAAGTAAAGCCTATCGCTGGGCCTTGAAGCCGGGATTGCTGGCGGTGCTGTTCTTCCTTGCCACGTCCGCGCACGCGGCGACCCCAACGCAGGTAACGCATAGGGGCTGCCCTTCGGGCGGATCGACTACCTACGCGACTTACATTTGCCCGCTGCCGATGCCCACGGTTTCGGGTAATTGGATCATTGCAGCAATTCAATACTCCGTGAATGCTTCGGTCACGGCTACGCTCACCGACGATAAGAGCGACACTTGGACCGTCGATTGCACATTCTCCGACTCCAATCAGACCTACAAAATCGGGCACATCGCGGCGACGGCTGGGGCGCGCGTTCTCACTTTTACATTTACCGGAGCGAATGCCGGATTCGTGCAATGGGCATCCAGTGAAGTCAATAACGTCACCGCAAAGCATGGCTGTTCAGCGGGAAATAACGGCTCAGGTACAGCGGTAACGGCGGGCAGCCTGACTCCCGCAACTGGCGATTTAATCGTCGCGATCGCCGGAAACGAATCGGGCACCACACCAGAAGCCTGGACAATTGGTAGCGCCGCGAACTGCCCTTGGGGCTTTCAGCAAAACGATCAGGGCTATATCACGGCGAACCTGGTTGCTGAGGCCGTGGAAACCTGTGTCGCCAGTTCCACGACGGCGGTAAACGCAAACTTCACTCTCGCCGCAAGCGTGGCCTGGGGCGCCCTTGCCGCCTCCTACACGTCAGGCACGGCTGGCGGCGTAGACACAGGCTTTTACATCACGAGCATCGAGCACTACAACGTAGCGACGGCGGCGAGCGGATTCAAGCTGCCCATCCCTGTCAACGGTTCGATGGCGGTTCTCGAGTGCATCAATTCGAGCGCTGGCAATGGGTTCATCTCGGCTATCTCGCAGAGCGGCACGGGCAGCGGCAACACCTGGACGAAGATCGGACAGGAGGCCGATAACGCTGGCTCCGGGCTGAAGATGGCATGGTACACATCGAACGCTACCCCGACTTTTGGTCTGCAAGACGTTCTCACCATCACGCTCGCGTCCGGCTCATTCAGTGAAGGCGATTGCCTGATCTATGCCTTCTCGCAGACGGGCACACTCGACACCTCCATCAGCGCTGGCAGCGGAACAACTTGCACAACCGGCTACTGCGACGCCACGGGGACGCAAAGCTCCACGGGGAATTTCAACACTGTTATCGCCACGCCGAGTACCAGCAACGGAATTATGATTTTCGATGTCGGTGTGAACACGCCGCAGATCAATGGGGCGGCCACGGGCTTATCTGACACGGCTTACTCGCCGCAAGAGGCCAGCATAAACGAATTAGATGAAAACAACGGCAAGGGCCACAACGTCTATGCGAGTGCTTCCGCATTTACGGTGACCTGGACGCAATCAGGGCCGGTACAGGGCTGGCGGTCTGACCTATTCGCGTTCAAGGCGCCGTCAACATCAACTTGCGCGCCCTCAATGGCGCTGCTGGGCGTGGGGAGATGCGGCTAAGTGAGTGATTTTAACCAAGCCGTGTTAGTGGTTTTGGTCAATGAGGGCGGATACGTAAACAATCCCGCCGACCCTGGCGGCGAGACGAAATATGGCATCTCTAAGAAATCCTATCCTGATCTGGACATCCCAAACATTACTGCTGCACAAGCCAAGGCCATCTACGAGACAGACTTCTGGGACAAATACGGCTTCGCGCAACTTGCCTCGCAGGTAGTCGCCACCAAACTCTTCGACGCTGCCGTGAATATCGGGCCGGAAACGGCTATCCGCATACTGCAAGAGGCTTTGAACCATTGCCTAGCAGGGCCAATCGTTGCTGATGGCAAGCTCGGAAGCTTTACGGCTTCAGCGGCAGGGCATGTTCCGAACGAGGAATTATTGCCAGAACTGCGAGCCCGTTTAGCAAAGCACCATATCGACCTCAATCAGCCTGAGTTCCTGATGGGCTGGTTACGGAGAGACTGTCAGTGAACGACCCAGACGATCACGATCTTCTCCTTCGCATGAGCGAGAAAGTAGATAAAATCCACGATGAAGTTATTGGCACCGAAGCGTTCCCCGGCCTAAGGCTTAGGGTAGATGGGCTGGAATCGTGGCGCGATAAAAGTACGGGATGGATATCCGCCTTAAAATGGATGTGGGGCGGAATCATCGCTCTAGCCGGGGCATTGGGCTGGCATGTACACGTGCACAAATGAATATCTTCGATGAAGTCAAGAAGGATTTCGATAAACGCAACGCAATCGGGTGGGCTCAATACAAGAAAGAGCTCATGCCGGATGACGATTGCGACTGGCTGCTCAACGCTTACGAAGAGGCGCTAGACCTGTGCGTCTATCTAAAAGGGCAATTGCTGACGCGGGACTCCGCCGTAAACGTGCAACTCAGGCGCGATACCAGCGTACAGCGCAAGGCAAAGCTACCCGCAGTCGCTACGAAAACTCCTCTAAGGGACAAATAGTCGTGAAGCGTTACCGCTCCAAATCCACCACAAGAGAACACTACAAGTGGCTGAAACGCTCCAGCAGACAATCGCTAGCTATTCGGGCAAAAGCGATCTAACTCCCCGCACCTTCGATTACCTCCGCTCCCTCGAAGCCCTCTCTTCCCCCGATTGCGTCAAGATTCAAACCGGGATGCACTTCAACGAGCAATCGAAGTACGTAACGGTGCGAATCGAAGAAAAGGATGTACGCAAATGGGGAACACTTGAACTCATTCAGCTTACAGACCTCCAGTTCGGTTCCACGCTCTGCAAGGTGCCTCGCATCATTGAATACCGAGACTGGATACTGAAAGCGCCAAATAGGTTTATAATCATGACGGGGGATAACATCGATGCCGCAACGATCTTCAGTCCCGGAACTCCTTGGGATAACTTATTCGGCCCTCAATCACAAGCCTACCGATTCGCAGAAATCTTTGCCCCGGCGAGACATCGTATTATGGGTTACGTTGGAGGAAATCACGAACGCAGGGCTATGCCTGCCTTCGGAGATATTGGAACCCTTATTGCGACACTCCTACGTGTGCCTTACAGCGCCGGACAACAGTTAATTGATGTTCACTTTGGAGAACATAAACCCTTCAAAATCCACACCTGGCACGGCGTCGGCGGAGCAAGAACCAAAGGAGCCGTAGCCCAGAACCTCGACCGCATGATGCAGCGCGGCGATAGCCAACTCTACCTCTGCGGCCATTACCATCAAGGTATTGTGTTACCCGGATGGCGCACGGTGCGCGATAAGAGCGGAAAGATCAGGCTCGAAAAGATCATGGGAGCGGTGGGCACGTCGTTTCTAGACTTCTTTGGAGGCTATGCCGAAGTGGCGGGCATGAACCCGTCAGATACGCTTATGGCCAGAGCGATCCTCGAACCTAATGGTAAGTGGGAACTGACCCTCCGATGAAACGTAACATAATACCTGTGGAAATACAGGCTTACACCTAGTAAGCCCTACATTCTAAACCCTAAACAAACTATCTAGAAATAGCTTGACAGGATATAGGGATAGGCGTAATCTCCGCTTTGTTGCTTGGGTCTGATAGTGTATATTACGAAGTAGTAACATAACTACATCGTAAACCCAAGCACCGGGAGCCGTGTCCGGTGCCATTTCCTTACAGCCCGAAAGACAAACGAGCCATACTCGGCGAACTGGCTGAATATCGCCTCAATAGTGGCCTCTCCTGGCAGTCCCTAGCAGATAAAGTCCAAAACTCAATCGGCGGCTTGGTTTATTGGAACACGCTTCGGCGCGTCTGTTTGTGCGGGCGGGCCGCCGACACCACCGTCCGCAAAATCGAAAGCTTCCTGAAGAGGGTCAAGGCTAATGCTGCGTAGAGCTTCATTCTCGATCAACAGCCTAGCCAGTCCCGCCGCTTCGCGGTCCTCTATCCATTGCTCCAGCAGGGCCACGATTTGCTTGCGCAGTACCGTGGCATGGGCCAGCCGGTTTAGTTCGAACCCTTCTAGCGAAGTGCGCGAAGCGGTCTGCAAGAAGTCCAATGGCACCGTCATTGTAACCTCCAAGTCATACCGTATTCATGTGATGTACGCATTGATAAACAGGGGCATGGCTGTACCTGTCCTCTAAGGGACAACGAGGCTGAGATGGGCGAAACCAAGCAGCTTATACCGGGGCGCTTCGACATTCCTGAAGTCGAGCACATAGATGATATGTGTTTCTCGCACTGGCCCAACCTCAAGCGGTCGGAAGCGTTGAGGGTAATCGTTATGGAGCATCGGTTACTCACGGCAGCGGGGATTCTCGGGCGTGTGGGCACGTCAAGTAAACAGAAACATTGTTCACCCATCGGGCCGCTGAAAGTCGTTGATTCCACATTGGGCGAAACCGGCGAAGGGAAGCAAAAACTTTGCACACGGAGGGAAAGCGCATGAAGTTCGAGATTAAAAACCGCTGGGGCGGCGAATTACTTTTCAGTAGCGAAACGGATACATGGAGGCTGGCTATCGAGGCCGCCATCAAAGCAAAGGCGGACCTCCGCTATGCGGACCTCAGCTCTGCGGACCTCAGCTCTGCGGACCTCAGCTCTGCGAACCTCCGCTCTGCGAACCTCCGCTCTGCGAACCTCCGCTCTGCGAACCTCCGCTCTGCGAACCTCCGCTCTGCGAACCTCAGCTATGCGGACCTCCGCTATGCGGACCTCAGCTATGCGGACCTCCGCTATGCGGACCTCAGCTCTGCGGACCTCAGCTATGCGGACCTCCGCTCTGCGTTAGGATTCACGGCCTACCAAGCGACCCCCTTGAAAATGCTGGAATTTCAAACTGGCCCAATCCGGCTTTTCAAGCTCGTTAATGCAAAAGGCATAGGGCCTTTCAATGGCGGGATTACTTACGAAGTGGGCGAAGGCTACGAATGCCCGGAGGCCAATTGCAACGAGCAAGAGCAGTGTGCGGCGGGGCTGAACGTCGCAACTCTCGATTGGTGCCTCCTACACCTTGAACAAGGCTACCGCATTTTCGTCGTGGAGTTTCAAGCAAAGGACATTGCCGCCATACCGATAGCTACGGACGGGAAGATTCGCGTTAAGAAGCTGAAAGTAGTTGAGGAATTGGACCTCAGCAAATACCTGCCAAAGAAGGAAGAAAAGGCGGTGTCGGCATGATCCCCGTCGAGCTAGAGGTCAAACGCTTTAACTGGACGCTCACCCTGGTTTTGGTTGGAACGCTTTTATTCGATCTGGGGCTGATCTTTGCAGTAGCGAGGGGCCTCACTTACCTGAAGGGGATATTGTGATGGAAAACACTTCTCTCAAACAGGATAGCCAAGATCAGAAGTTGGCAGTGCCCCACGTTACGCCAACTAAGCCCTTGAAGCAACCGTGGAGACGCGAGGGCAGATACATCTATAGCCCAGGGCGAAGCTTTCCGATATGCGAGGTATCGACCTACGGTGTCCGTCAAACAGGCGTGGACGCCGCTAATGCCGAACTGATTGTGCGAGCCGTAAACGCGCATGACGCGCTGGTAGAAGCGCTCTCCGAACTGATGCTTCGCGCTGAACTCGCTCGTGAAGAATTGCGGCAAGCCGGGGATATTCGATGGCAATACCTTGGCACGAAACAGGCCGAAGCCGCTCTCAAGCTGGTAAGGGCGGAGGGACGCTGATGCGCAACCTCACAGCGGCAGACTTATTCAGCGATAGCGAACTACGAATCTTCGATCTTGCTGGCGTAGCTCAACTGGATGAGCAGTGGAGTTCTAACCCACAGGAAGCGGGTTCGAATCCCGCCGCCAGCCCCAACCTTCAGCGAGCGGTTTCACCCACATCCGCAGCCGCTACCAACAACAACGGCTCTCTAAGGAACACGCGGGTATGCGACGCCGCCGACAAGAGCGTGGAATATCTCGCTGAGGATGAAGGCGCCGGCTGCGACGAACACATACAGGCCCAAGAGCGAGATTAGTCCAACAGTTGGACTGAGAAAGGTGGCAGCGATGGAGCGCAGAGTAAGCCTTCTAGCGACACGCGAAGAAATCGTCTTATCGACCGCGTACGTCTATCCGCCGATTCCGACTCGGGCCTTCGATTGGAGCGCCATCGACGCGAATACCTACGATGCCGATTACGACTACGAAAGAGGGCGCTACACGTCGTCCTCACCGCAAGGGACGGGTGCCACTGAGCAAGAAGCCATTGACAGCCTATTTGACGGACTGGAGGAGGACGAGGGCTGCGACATACACACGCAGGCCCAGGAGTGGGAGCAACAGCACGGAGGCGACGATGAGCGGTCCTGAACATGCAGAACCCGTTTCCCGTGGTTTGGTAGCCAAGCTCTGCGCGGCTGGCGCAGCTATCGGGTGGATCGAGAAAAGCGGTCGCAATGCCTTCCACAACTACGCTTATGCCACGGAAGCCGATCTGGTAGCCGCCTTGCGTGGCGAGCTCTACAAGCGAAATGTCTTTGTGTTCCCGTGCGTGCTCCAGCAAGAGCGCAAACCCATCACCGTAAGCAGCAGGAATGGAGATCGTCAGACAGCCCTTACCGACGTGATGATCCGCTGGACCTTCGTAGACGGAGAAACGGGCGAACGATTTGAATGCGATGTGCCGGGATGCGGAGAGGATTCGGGCGACAAGGGCATCTACAAGGCCATGACTGGCAGCGAGAAGTACCTGCTAATGAAGGCGTTCCTGATCCCGACTGGCGATGATCCCGAGAAGGACGGCCCGGAGGAAAGGAAAGAAGCCTTCCAGAATGGCAAAGAAGCCGCACAGGCCGTAGCGCAGCGCAAGATTGCCGAGGCTGGTAGCCGCGTTAATCCCAAGGAATTTGTATCTTCAACGCGAGAAGCATTCGAGATGGGGGCCAAGAGTTCCGCAACCGCAGCGGAGGGGGCTGTTCCTAGCCTGGAGGGGAAAGGGGCAGCCCTCAAAATAGTGCAATTCCATTCGGAAACCATTTCCCGTGAATGGAAAACCCGCACTCATGACTGGCAGAGGCTAAGTGGAACGGGGATGGCGCAACTGTTAGCCACGCTCGAAAAGACCGATCCACACTTCAAATCCGAGTTCATCTACTACGACGAAGCGGAAATGTATTGGTACGTGCTCAAGATCAAGGCCGACATACTCGCGGATATCGTGGTAAGCGCGGGGATGGATGCCAAACAGACTGTTTCGGGTCCCGCCCTAGTCGAAAGGGCCATAGACGATGGAGCTGCGATTAGGACACAGACAGGCACTCCAAAATCGCAGGACTTGAGGCAGACGGAGAGCCTACGCCGTCACGCTCAGGATTCGTCGCGGCGGACCGAAGGGGCTGCAATTTCTACGGACGTGCAGCCCCAACATTTTCCCACGATCACTATTCTGCGTGCCAGCCCGAAAGCCCTCTGGCTCACTTGGGGCGAAATCGAATGTAGCTGCCCCAATAAGCACCTGTGGCCCTACCTGACAGACGGAAGCGGTAAACCAGCAGACCTGATCGTGCAGCAGGGCAGCATTAATCCAAAGACGCAAAGCCCATTCATCAATGTGACCGGAATACGCAAGATCGGGGAAACCACGTTCAGCGACAACGTGCCCGACCTTCAGCAGGGCTTACGGTAATGGGCGAATCAGACAAGTCAGGCGAAGCGGCCTGCTTTGTGGCTAAGGGGCCATGCGGGCATTACTACTGGGCCGCCGTTGCCGAGCCGATGTATGCCAAAACCGCGCACGAAATGGCGGTCATTTTGAAGCGGCCAGGACATGTTGTCGAGATAAAGACTGTGCAATTCGTGCGTGATGGTGGCTTGGACTGGTCGAAGGAGTGCCGTGCCGGGAAGTGTGGGGCGACTAAATGAAGGACTGGTTCTGTCTCAATTGCCGCATTCACGTGGAGCTGACCAAGCACGGGCGCTGTCCCCATTGCGACGGGAACGGCGTAGCACCGCCACACGTTAAGCTGAATGAGGCCGAAGCGATAGCGCAGTGCGAAATCGTCATGCTCGAAAGGTTGCGACGCCAGTGAGGGGGTATTAGGGATGAGCGAATATCACAAGATTGAAACGTTGTATGAGCGCGACCTAGAAACATTCAAGGTCAAACCGGGAATATTTAAGAATCGCACTTACACCCTCATTAAGACGTGGCATTGGACCGAGAAGATCGACGGAACCAACATTCGATGCATTTGGGACCACTCCGCTGGCAAGCTGACATTTGGCGGCAAGAGTGACAATGCCCAGATTCATGCCGATCTAGTCCGCTATCTATACGAGAACATCCCCGTAGAAAATGTCCGAACGATTTTCCCTGGGGTAAGCGCAGTCATTTACGGTGAGGGGTATGGAGCCGGAATCCAGAAGGGTGGAGATTATTCGCCCACGAAGAGATTCATCGTCTTTGATGTGCTCGTAGACGGCAAATGGTGGATGAATTGGGAAAACACCTGTGACATCGCAGCCAAATTACATCTCGACGTAGTTCCCTACATCGGCGAAATGACCTTAGAAGAGGCTACGGATGTGGTGCGCGCTGGATTCTCCTCTCGCTTGAATGGAGGCAAGGCAAAAGCGGAAGGACTAGTAGGCCGAACTGCGGAGCCGCTCTTCGACAAGAAAGGTGCTCGCCTGATCGTGAAACTTAAGACGAAGGACTTTTGATGAGGGTATGTAGCTGCGGCTGCGGAAGGAGCTTAGTCAAGCCCAATGGAGCTATTGACTATAAGCGCCGGTTCTACTCAGCTGACTGCAAAAGGGCCGATCTTAAAGAGAAGATGCAAGGCAAGCGGTCAAGGATCATCGGTAAGCGGTGCCCCTTATGTGGGCGAACGGCAAGTCACGATGCCGCGAGAAGTGATGGTGTTTCGCGTAACAAACGATTGAGAAGTGAAGTAATGGCCGAGGTAGGGGAGATAGCCCAAGGGTGACACGCCCAGACTTCGTTCCAATCTTTCCGGGTAAGTGGGGAAAAGTGGCGTTGTGTCGGCCAGAAGTACAGAACCAATGGTTACGGATGAAGATGCTTATGTGTGAATCAGGAAGGTACGGCTACCTCTGTTCCCAAGACGGCTCTCCGCTACGGAGTGAGCTTGCCGCACGTGGATGCGGACTCGATCTCTCTACTTATGAGCTTGGACTGGCTGAGCTATCCGAAGCTGGAATCATTCACACCGACAAGCATGAATGCATCTTTGACCCCGAGATGGTGCGATTCGCAAGTGAATGGGCCGATCCTGTTCGCTTAGCTGAACAGAGCCGCATTGCAAATTGTGAACGTCAGCAACGATATCGGAACAACCATCGTAACGTTACGCAGCCCGTTACTGTAACACCAGAAAGCGTATTTGTATTAACTCCTAATTCTTTAAGAAGTAAAGATTTAGAAAATACCAGTGAGGTTGTAATTCCTGACTGGATGCCTCTCGAAGCTTGGGAGGAATACACCAAAAAGGTGCGCCCGAAACTGAGAGCGCCCAACACGCCATTGGCCCTGAAGCGTTTAATCAGCAAATTGGATGACTTCAGGCTAAAGGGCTACGACCCGCAAATCATTCTCATAAATGCAATTACCTACGGCTGGAAAGGATTTTGGGAGCCGCAAGAAAACGGAAACGGAGGTAACGGTGCCGCGATCCCCAGAGGACAACGAGAGGCTGACGCTACTCGTGCAGAAGCTATTCGGCGCATGGGGGAGAAAGCCAAGTGTTGATGAGTTGCTGGCCTATGCGACCGGATTGCGCAGTTTGACGCTGGCGCAGATTGAGGCTGCGGTGGATGCCTCGATTGAGGACATTACTGGCGATTACCCGCCGTGCGCCGGCGAGGTCAGAAGAAAAGCGCCCACGGTGGCAGCGCTAAGCACTAACTCCGATACGCGCAAATGCCTGGATTGCAGTGGAACCGGCTGGCGCATCACTCAACAGAAAGACGCGAACTATGGCAGCTTCCGCAAGGCGGTCTTGTGTGAATGTGTGCAAGGGGAAGCGCGGGCCAAGTTGGAAGAGTGGCTTCGGAAATGAGAGCTCCCTGGGGCTCGCTACAAGAGTTGGGGTTTGGGAAACCACAAACACGAGCATACAAGGCGGCTTGGGTAAGGGAAAAGAAAAGGCGTGATCCAGAGTTTGCAGAACGCGACCGCGAGAGGATTAGGCTCTATCGCAAGACAACTGGAAGGCAACGGTTTGCGCGCTACAAGCGGAACTGGATTGCCCAAAACAGAGAGAAGCACCTGCTGTACTTCCGCGAACGGTGGCACAACAAGCGGCGCTGTTTTAGCTGCCGAACTTATCGCAAGGGCCGAAGGATGAAAACCATCGAGCGTTTGGCGCTAGTGAACGGCAAGTGGCAAAAGGTCAAAGTACTTTGGTGTGGGAACTGCTAGATGGCCGTCTCCATCCATTCACGTGAAGAGGCCATCGAGTTGGTCAAATCCTTCTCAGCCGAGCAATTGCGCGAGGGCATACTGATCTGGTCCCCGCATCGGGAGCGCCAAGTGCGCAAGGAGCGTGGCAAGCGACTGAGCTTTCAGGTGTGGCCTGAGTCTTTGGCTAATCGGGCAATCAACGTAATCACGCACCTGAAGAAGAAATTCGGCTCTGAGATTGGACTGGAGATGGCGTGCTTGAGGCTGGAAACGCCATGCCAGAACGAAGGGGAGCTGTGAGCGAGTTGCAGTGGCAGCCAGCACGTCTTACGCATCCCGACAGGTGGTGTGAGCGGGCGCGTAATCACCCATCGGCGAAGCTGGAGCTCGCAATAAAACTTACTGGAACCCTGATAATGATCAGCCCCTACCAAAAATCTCAGGCTATCTGTGGTTGCCCTACTTTCATCGTTAAGGATTATCCACGAGAACCTTGGGTAACGCTTTGCCAAGTGGACACCGACTGATGCGCGGCGGAGGCCACAAGGACCTTGCAGCAACCGAAGCGGCTGGCTTCACGGACCCGCGCAGCTATGTGCGCACGGATGGCAAACGATTCCTGTTCGGGTACGACATTGAGCAGTTGCGCCGGCAAGTCTTTGGGCGCGACGGCTACCACTGCACGGGCGAAGTAGAAGGCGAAAGGTGCAATCGGCCAGTGAGTTGGAGTACAGCCCATTTGCACCACGTAATCCCAAGAGGTAAGCGTGGGGATGATTCCGCGAGCAATCTAGTTACACTTTGCCGCTTTTGCCACGCGAGGTTGCACTCGCAAGTAAGACTGAAATGGGTAAGGGTAGCGAATGCAAGTTAAGCAGATGCATGGTCAGCATTTCGGAAGACTTACAGTCGTACGACGAGACGGTCAGGATAATGGCGGGCAGGCCGTGTGGCTCTGTAAATGCGATTGCGGTAACGAGAAGTCGATACGGGGTTACGACCTGCGCAGTGGAGCAGTGAAAAGCTGCGGTTGCTTGCTAAGGGAATCAAAGGCTCCCACGACCTTCATACACGGACACCTTAGAGACGGCAAGCAGTCGCGTGAGTACAGGTCGTGGATGGCAATGATGCGTCGTTGCTTTAACCCCAACTTTGTTCACTACTCCCGCTATGGCGGTTTAGGAATCACCGTCTGCGAGCGTTGGCGCGATTTCAGAAACTTCCTCGCTGACATGGGCCAAAGGCCAGAAGGTAAGAGTCTGGACAGGATTAACTCAGATGGCAACTACGAACCTGGCAATTGCCGCTGGGCTACGGCACTTGAGCAGCGACACAACCGTAGAGACCTGAAGGGGCGTGCGAAATGAACCATTCTGAGATTTACGAGCTGCTGTGGGAAATCTTCACACCCTTCGAGCGGGGATTGGACATGGATCGCCGGGTCGCTCTGGATTCCTGCATCGACACAGCCAGCCGCAGACTGGCGGGCTCATGCGAAGTCCGGCTCGCAGTTTCAGATGTTGCGATTGATCGAAAGGAGCGTTGAACATGCGATTTAGCGAAGCGATGGAACTAGGAAGGCTGCTACTCCGTCCGATGGCCGGACACCTGATCTCTCCAGATGGTCTTTACGGTTGCGCCATGGGCATGGCAGGTCTGGCAGTCGGGCTGCGGCTATATCTTCCGCCCTGCAAGATTCTCGGCGTCGATTTGAAGGCTGAAGAAAACTATGAAGTCGTCGCACAGGTATGGCCGTGGATAAATCGAAAGTTCGTGGCCCTTATCATGCCTTGCGGCTGTGTCGCCAGCATCACTCACACACTCATTGAAGATTACGGCGATGTCATCACGCATATCTTCGATGAGCATGTTAAAGGAAACTCTCCACGGCTATGGACCATGGACATGCTGATTACCTGGGTCCGCTCCGTCGAGCCAGAAGAAGAGTCGCAACGCTCCCAGCCAGCCCCGTCTGTGATGTCTGACCAAAGTGTTGTCCATAACGGCTAAGGAGGCAGTGATGATCCTGCCAACAATCGGTAATCGCCTAGCAGAAGAGTTAGACGACGCACTACACAAAGCCATAACCAAGCACGCACCATTCAATACAGCGCACGAAGGTTGGGCGGTTATCTTCGAGGAGTTGGACGAACTCTGGGATGAGGTACGGGCGTGGCAGCCAGATGATCACAGGGTAGTACAGATGCGTAAAGAGGCCATGCACGTGGCGGCGATGGCTATTCGCTTCATCAAGGACGTGTGCGAAAAGTCGGCAGCCGGTCCAACAGTTGGAGTGGGCGAGCAGAAGGGAAGCGCGTGACACCTACGGTTATCTGTTTCGATGTTCTTGGCATCCCGCAATCGCAGGGTTCAATCCGCGCCTTTGTGCCTAAAGGTTGGAAGCGGCCTACCCTGACTTCCACGAATAAGGAGTTGAAGCCGTGGCGTCAGGAAGTAGCCTCTAACGCTCACACCGCGATGATGGATGCCTTCCAATCAGGTTGCATTGAGGGGCCGGTGCGAGTTGAGGCCAATTTCTATTTCTGCCGTCCTAAAAGCAGGAAAAAGGAGACGCATAAAGTAACTAAGCCGGACCTCGACAAGCTGGCCAGAGCCCTGCTTGATGCGATGGCGGGAACCGTATATGCGAACGATTCACAGGTATCCCAACTGTGGGTTAGCAAGTTCTTCGATAGCAACGCAAAGACATGGGTGAGAGTAACCACACTGGCCGAGGGGATTGAGCCATGACCGACCCTGAGCGAAGGGAAGAACTAGGCCGCGAGATCGACAAGCTAGCGGAGAGGGCCGCTCACGCTGTCTGTCAATGGATGCTCACCCTCTACGATGAAGAAGAGGAAGAAGAAGTGGCGACTATGGATATAGTCAAGGCTGCGGAATCTATCGCCGCCGTATTCAAGCCAGCCCTGCTCCCCATTATCGAGCGAGCGGTTGGTGGGGCGTATGCGGCAGCGGCGGATATCGTCCCGGATGGACCGCTGACCTATACGTATCGAGAAGCAATTCTTCGGCTGACTCCCGCCGACGCAACCACAGCCATCGAGCGAGCGGTGCAGGCGGAGAGGGAAGCGTGCTGCAAATTGCAATGTCCAATCTGCCGCCTGACTCATGATGCCCCGCAACTTATCGATGGGCTGTGGAAGCATTACGACGGAACGCAAACCTGTCAGGCGTCAGCCATCCGCGCCCGCAGTCAGGACCAGCGCTCCCCGGAGGGTAAGTGAATGGCGAAAGCTCGCAAGCGAAAGTTTAGAGTGGGCCAGCCTATAAGAGTTCGCGTGCGTGGCTTGCCATACGCGGTAATCGTGAGATTCATGTCGGACGTTGAGGGTGGCGTTGTGCTCGACAGGCAAGTTGACGGCTTTTGCTGCTGGAATGTAGAAAAGTTGCGCCCACTCACTAAGCGCGAATTCGGGCCGCGCTCCCCATCCGCGAGCAAGGAGGAGTAAGTGAGCGAACGACCGCCGATTCACTGTATGGATTGCCATGAAGAGATGCCCAAAGGTAAGCGCCGTATCTGCTGCCCACATTGCGGAATGCTGGTCTGCGGCTGGTGCTATAACCACATTCACGGCCTTGTTGTGCAGCGCGAAGATAACCTAGCTCCGTGCGCGGTGAAGCCGTGACCGAACCCGCGTTTCCGGCGCTGGCGCGAGCACTCGATAGCCTTAACACGCATCGTCATCCTGAGAACGGTGGAGATTGCTGCTATTGCGGAGGACGCCCGTACCCGAATCACGAAGATTCCTGTTGGGTCAAGCAAGCCCGCAAGGACCTGGACCATGCAAGGGAGTTGCTGGCCGCGAGCACACTTCGAGGCAATCTAAAGGCCACGCTAAATCGCATTGGTGCGCTCGATGAAAAGTGGGCAAAACGCGCCGCTAAATTTAAGAAGTGCGGTGCTCCACACGCCGCTGCGGTATTGCAAGACTGCCGAAACGATCTACTAGATGCACTGAACAAAGGCTCCCTCGGTTCTCGGGATAAATCAGGGGGCCAGCTCAAGGGTCAAACGAGGGAGGCGTATGGAAATGAGCAAACGTGAACAAATGCACGTTTATCAGACCGATGGATCGTCCAGAGACCCAAGTTGTAAGGTCTGCGGGAGTAGTTCTTGGGATAATCGTGTGTGCTTTGAGTCTGTGTCAGCCATGCGAATGAAGAAAGAAATTATCAGGCTTAGAAAGCGAGGGGCAAAGCCGTGACCGAACCCGCATTTCCGGCGCTGGCGCGATTGATTCGTGAAATTCATGACGTGCCCAATCTTCCCCTGTTCAGGGAGCAAGCCCGCAAGGACCTGGAAGCGGCAAGGGAGTTACTGGCTGCGTCAACCGCGACATATAAGGCTGAATTTGGTGACTTATCCAATGTTGCCATTGGCACGTATTGGGAACGTCTATGGCGGGCCATCGCCTCCTGTTTACCCCCGTCCCTCGGTTCTCGGGATAAATCAGGGGGCCAGCTCAAGGGTCAAACGAGGGAGGAGAAATGAGTCCACTTGGAGACGATATGCAAGGACCGTTAGACCATGTTGCGCGAGAGATGATGAAACCACTTCCGTGCACTTACACCGCCTCCGAGCACCGGGCCGCACTCGCGCTGTTCGCGCGGGAGGCGGCTGAGCACTGGCCAATATTTGACCGCGATGTGGACGATCAGTTAATACACGCTGAGTGTTCATGTGGCATTACATTAGAGCGGGGAATCGCATGGCTTCCAAGCTGGCAGCAGCACATCCTCTCCCTCGCCGACCCGCAGGCGCTCACAGAGCATGATGCGGCGCTGCAACAACGGATCCGTGAATTACAGGGGTTACTCAAAGAATGGCAGGACCAGTATCAGGACCTCGAAGCCGACAACGCCGCCTTGCGCGAGCAGATCGGTATTCAGGAAACCACAATGGAGTGCTATCGGAACACTCACGAAGCAGACACCCAAATCATCGCAGACTTGGAGGCCCAGATCGCCAGCGCGGAAGCGAATGCGTACCGAAGATGCGCTAGCGAATTGTGCCGAACTGGATCAGGGCAAGTGGACCCCTACCTCCTCAGCTATGTGAGCATTTTCAACGAGTGGGCCGACGAAGCGGAGAAGCAGAAGGCCGAAGCCAAGGAGCATCCTTAAGCCCATGCGCTGCCCGTACTGCGGTAGCGAAGATACCGCTGCCATTGCTGGCGGTAAGAGAAAGTGTCAATGGGTCATTCTCAGGCGCTATGGGTGCCATGCCTGTTCCAAGGAGTTCCCCACACGAGAGACAGTGGATGCCTACCAGCTAAGAATAGAAAAAGGTCAACATCGCATACGGTATTCGCTTGACCATCCTACAGCATCTCCCTTATAGCTACACTCAACTAGATTCAAAACAAGGGCCACTCCTTCCCGTGCCACTGAGTAAGGGGCGGATCGCCTCCCCGCCCCTTCTGAATCTAGCCGACGCGCAGCGGATTCTGCGTTGAGACGCTGACGATAGATATTGCTTTCCCAAAATCCCGCTAAGCAGGCCCGCAAAAAGTTGAAAGAACAAGCCAAGGCCCTCCGGCTCGCCCGACTGGACAATAGCCGCAATCAGCGCATGGAATGGCGTCCCAAGAGTTCGCCCGCACCATTTATGGTTGACGCCGATGGCAACGCAATAGGGCCGACAAACTACATGGTGATGCAACTATCGTGAATAAGCACGCAGAGGAAAAATATCTACGGCATCCAGATTGGTACGACTCAGAGGCACAAGAAGAAAAGGCAATAAGCCAATCGGAGAACTATCGCGGCCACACACCCAGAAAGTTCGGCCAAAGATTGAAAGATGGATTTCGACTTTTAGACACAGATAAAGGAGCAATATGAGCTTTCTTTGGAACTCGAAAGGTTACGTTCTGCACTTAGCTGTAGTCGCTGTGGCTTTCCTCGATCCGAGCGTTCAGGCTTTCTTTGCCCATAATCCGCTCTACGCAATGGTTGGTCTTGCGGTGTGGGGATCTATCCTGCATTGGGCCAATGGCAAGCTGAGCGTGCCTGCTACGGCTGGCAAGATCATGGGTGCGTTCTTGGCGGTCTCGTTTCTTGGTTTATCTGTTATGGGGTGCTCGGCGACGCAATCAGCGCAGAAGTTCAGCCAGGTCTTTGCGGGAATTCTGAATGTAGCTCAGGCCGATGAGCCTGCCTTGTCGCCGGCAGATGCGGCTATCGTGAATCACTGGGTAACGCTCGGTCAGACACTCGATGGACAGCTCAATACCTGTATCGGCACGACTGGCGGGAATAAGGCCAAGATTGCAGGATGTATTACCTCTTTCGGATCGGGGCTAACCAATTCAGCGGAGCTTGCGCAGTTGCGCATCCTGAGCCCTTCAGCTCAAACCAAGATTCAGATTGTGGCGACGGCTGTAACCTTGGCTGTAAATGCGGCACTTACTCAGTTTGGTGGGACCTCGCAGCCAGCACCAGCTATTGCTCCCACGCTGGCAACTGCGGCTGAACTACACATGCTATCGGCGCAGCTTGTGGCCGAAGGATATCAGCTTCAGTGAGTCCGGCTGAAGTCCAAGCAGCTATCGAGGCTTTCCAATTCCTTGCGCCTGGAGTGCAGAAGGGAATAGCGGCGCTGATCCACCACTTCAAGAAAGCGCCACTGACGCCGGAAGCCTTTATAGCCCAGGCCCAAGCGCTTATAGCCAAGCAATGAGATACACCTTCGCCCTCTCGGCTCTGGCAATCGTCCTATTTGCGGCCACGTTTCAGGTAGCGGCCACACCGCAAGAGTCGATGTACTGCGATAACAGCGGAGCTAAGGATTCAGGCTCGCGCTTCCACCATTGCGATTGCAACAAGGCCACGGATATGTGTGACGCAGACCATCCTAAGCAGGCAGCCAATTCCAAATGCAAGACTTACTGCCGCGAGGATCACTGCGATTGCTCGACGGAATCGTGCAGCTAATACAGAGATTCTTGTGGGCTTGGAGGCTTATTGGGGCAACAAGGGAAAGCCCAACAGCGGCATGGACGCGTTTCAAGAGATCTTGCGAGTACGCCAGAACCGGCCATTTGCGCCGCATAAACATTTATGGGCCATTACGAGATTAGGCGTGCAGCTAAAGCTTGAGGCATTAAACGTACTGACGGCGCTGAAAGCGGAACTGCTAGGCGCAACGGCTTTGGAGTTAGTAGAAACGGTGGTGATGCCATCTGAACCCGAATCTCGGGATTCCATCAGTGATGTAGCGGGGGCTCACCGAGCCGCAGTTAAAACGAGTGAGGTCGCAACGCGCCGCCAGTCCGATTCGCAAATCGGTAAGGACAAAGGCAGTTCAATGCGACACGCAAGAGTACGAAATAGAGCATGGCAGCGGGCTTGTCAAAGAGGCGAGTTCTTTACACGGCGCTGGTCATAATGCTGGCCGGCTGCGGATCAGAAATCAAGTACAATCCTCGCTCTGAGCCTGTGTTGGATTGCGGCGTAATCAGGATGAATGGAAGCTTGCAAACCATTTGCTGTGAGCAGGACAGCGAGGGGATAGCGCATTGCAGGGTAGGGGAATGAAGTGCCATCCGTAAGCAATAAGGCCAGAGATCGGCGACTCATTAAGCGCAAAGTGGCAGGCGAGACATTGCCAGAGATAGCAGCTCAAGAGGGCATGACCAAGAATGGCGTGTTTCTGGCCCTTAAGAGATTGGAGCCACAGCTACTTACAGCCTTAAAGCGGGCCGATTACGGATTGGATAAGGCTGTGATGAAGATGGTCGAGCTTACGGATGCTACCAAAACAGAATCAATCAACGTCTCGTATGAAGAGAGTGGGTTGGGGAAACCACAAGAAATACGCGAGTCATTGGAAGTGGCAGATAACTCCACTCGATTCAAGGCAAGAGAGTCAATGCTGAGGCTGCATAGGAGCTTCGGAGACGATAAGGCAGCTCCAACCAATCCCTTCGGCAACGGTCCAGTAATGGTGATTGTCGGTGCATCAAATGACAGAATTAAACGACTTAGGAGTGGAAATATCGCTGTGAGTATGTCAATCGAAGCAGACAATTCGACCGAAACCAATTACGAATCTGCCAACGAAACAGGCGAAACGAAGGTACTAGAACAGTTACCAGTTTGTGCTGAGTCTCTTCAAAGCATTAAGAATGAATGATTTGGCTGGTTCTAGTATCGTAACATAATGGAACTTATCAACCAGCGCAGCGATTATCTGGCAGGAAGAACCGGGATATACCCTCGGAGGGGACTCCAGACATTTAACCGGGTTCTCGTTACTGCCACGCACGCACTTTCTTTGGCCCTGTACCCACATGCCCATTGAATTATCGGCAGTAAATATGGTAAATATGTCCGGTATGGGCCGTCCTAAAAAATACCAAAAGCGTAAATGCCTCGCGATCTACCTGGATGAAGCCGATTACAAATGGCTGGTGCTTCAGGCCGGGAGGGTGCCGGTAGCAGATTGGTGCAAAGAACGCCTATTGACGAACCCGGCCACCTCGGCAGCTGGTTACGATGCCGTCCGTGTGGCCTCACCTTCCGATTGTGAACGGTATACCGGGCCGCCCGGAAATATTCAGCGAGAAAAGAAAGTTCCCATCTGTACCCACGGCGTTGCGAGGGGCTTCCACTGCTGGCAATGTCAGGGGACGGCAAAGATCGAATGAGCCACAAGTACCCCATGTCGAAGGCCGGCTTCCTGAATTCCATCAGTAAGCTCAATTTGCAGCAAGGCGACGTGATCGTGTGTAAGGACTTCGATACGCTGAATTATCTCTCCAAGGTCCATTTGCCTCTGCCTTTCACGGTTCCGCTGGTTTTCTCGCCGCAAGGGGTTGAGAAGCTATCCAAGCAGGATCTAATGAACCTGATTGAGCAACTCGACCAGGCACCGGAGACGCCAATTCCCGTGGAGATGCCATCCGCGCCTTTGTAGGCCAAGGGTTCATGGACAAGAAGAAGTGCCAGCATTGCGGTGCCGTGGGTGTGTGGTGGTACGACGGCCTACTTAATCGTGGCGTATGCCAGCCATGTGTGAATAAGGGCAAAAAGCCCGAGTGACCGCCGCTGTAAGTTGGAAAAACCTCACTCAAGAGCAAGTGGACGAACGGCTGAAAACCAAGAACTGCCAGCACTGCGGGAAAATGGGGACCGTAATTTTCGATAGCGACTGGAATGTGGGTGTGTGCCAAGCATGTGTTAATAGCGGGAAGGTTCCTGAACGCATACGGTGACTAAAGCCCACTCCGCACAAATTGTTTTCGAGCCATCCTCCCCCATAGCCGATTCCTACATCTGGAACACCAAACGCGAATCGATGTTCGATGGCGGGGTGGGGAACGGCAAAACCACTTCCGGCATTCAAAGGCTGCTCATTCTGGCGAAAGAGTTCCCAGGCTCCCGTTGGGCCGTAGCTCGGCAGACCTACAAAAGCCTGGTTAACACGACCCGCAAAACCTTCGACAAACTCTGCCCGCCGCACTGGATCAGGCGCGATGTTAAAGAAAGCATGACGCTGGCCAATGGTGCCGAAATCCTGTGGATGCACCTGGACGACATGAGCGAGGGGGACCTGCGCTCGCTTGAAATCAACGGCGCTTTCGTATCCCAGGCGGAAGAGATTCAACCCGAGATGTGGGAATACATGGACTCCCGCATCGGAAGATGGTCGAGGCCTGAATGGAAGCAGCCTTGCCCGCCCTATCTTTGGGGCGAGTGCAACGTCAACGGACACGACTGGGTGTACTTCCGCTTCCATCCCGAAGTCTTTGGCAACAACGACGTAAAGCACTACGCGGACGGTGGCCTTACCTGGGAGGGCCACCCGGACCGCTTTTACTGCTTTGGCTCTAGCGCCATCAACAAGCCCATGCTCGACAAGTACGCCCCCGGCTATTACGACATGCTCATGCGCAAGCCGGAAGCCTGGAAGCGCAGATGGGTGTACGGATCTAGGGATATATTTGAAGGAGCCATCCATCCCGACTTCCGCAGGGAGATACACGTCTATGATGCAGACCGTTTTGACCCATTTGAAGCAATGGATATCAAGAGTTGTTGGGGTTGGTTCGACTACGGATTATCAGCTCCCACCTGCCTTCTCTTATCTGCTTCCACCTCCGATAACTACCACTTCATTACCCATGAATATTACAAGCGATCTACCCCTGGACGCACGATCACGATACGCGAACACGCTTCAGCAATCCTCAAACTTATGCGGGACAACCGTTACTCAGTCAGGGGAGTTTACGCCGACCCGAGCGTTTTTTTTGAATCTACTCGGGACCGCAGGACCCAAGTAACCTCGACGGCTCAGGAATACCGCGAATGCGGTTTGTACCTCATCAAGGCCGATAACAACGAAACCGCCTCCATTGCCAACCTGCAAGAACTCATGCACATCAATCCGGCCCTGCGCAATCCGGTTACGAAAACCGTTGGCTCGCCACGGCTGTTTATCTCTTCGCGCTGCGAGAACCTGATTGACCAAATACAGCTCCAGCGCCACGCCGAGACGCGCAACCCACTAACGGGCGAGAAAGAATTTACCGAAGAACGAGCGGCGGGCATCCCAGATCATGCCTACGACCCGCTTCGTTATTTTGCGAACTCTTCAGTGTGGCAAGCCATCAGGGTCAGGGAACAACCTCCCGCACCGCAGTACCGCACCACGGCAGTGAATAATAAGCCGGTAAAGGGCTATGCCAATCCGGGCCAGATGCCGCGAACGCGCACGACAGAATGGCGGCAATTTCCGAATCCTCCGCAACCGAATCGAGTGGCTCAGAATTGAGCCACTACACCGATTACATACCGTGTTTGGGAATAAGGGGAATCACCAACAGGGAAAAGGTGTGGGGCCGCGAAATCTGGATGGTCAACAACGAGTTGTACTGCTCCAAGTTTCTGGTTGTCCATCCCGGCTCGAGTTGCAGCCTCCATCGCCATCTAGTCAAAGATGAAACCTTTGTCGTTCTCGCTGGGCAGATAGCTCTGGAGATGGAAGGAAACTCGCGCGAGATGAAGGCGACCGACTCGCAGAGAATCCCCGCTGGCACATGGCACCGCTTCACCAATCCCGATAATTCCACCTGGGGTTTGGCAATCGTTTTGGAAGTATCAACGCACCACGATGATGAGGACGTGGAGAGACTCGAGCCCTCGAGGGGAAACGAAGCTTATAAGGGCCGAATGCGCGAAATAGCCATTAGCACAGATGGCGACTAACTTCGTAAGCAGCTTCGGGATGCCTTCTGGACCCCCTACGGCAGTTTCTCCCGATACCGGCCCAGCAGAGCGAGACTCCGATCAGGGCACTACGCATTCCGACGATACCAAGCAAGCCGCCAAGCGCGTCGGCAACCTCTCGGATGCCGAAGTCGTTTCCCAGATCGAACGCTACCGCAACGAAGCGTTCATGCGGGAATACATCATCCGTAACACTTGGCTCGACTGCTACGGCCAGTACCGCAATAAGCAGGACTTTGACGATAAGGCTCCCTGGCAATCTCGAATCACCTATGCCAAGGCTCACAGCGCCGTAAAGAACTTCGCCGCGAATATCATGCGGCTTTTGATGCAGTCCGAGCAGTGGGTGACGGTTGAGCCGGGAGAAGTGAACCCCACTGTCAACATGAAGCAGATCGCCCCCCTGGTCGAGAAGGCAGTTTTGCGGCTTGCCGATAACAGCCACTTCCGCTCGCAGTTCCGGGATGCATTGGAATTTGGCGGAGTCTGCGGATTGATGGTGCTCAAGATTGGTTGGGCCTATCAGAATAAATTGGACCTGAGTGTAGGTGGGGACGATACAGGCCCAGTGCTGATTCAGAAAAGACGTAAGGAGGGTCAGCTAAATGTTCAATCGATTGACCCTTTCCATCTTTGGTTCGGGCCTCGCACTCGGGACAATAATCGCTTTGATTTTATCATCGAAGAGACCCTGGTTGATGTGGATGAACTCAAGTCGCAGAGGGGCCTCGAAAACACGTCGGAACTTGAGCATGTGGACCGCATCACAGACCAAATGTACTTTGCGGATCAGGTCTATACACGAGACTTCGCCCGTTACGATAAGCGTCAGATCCCCGCAGAGCATTACCGCAAACAAGCCCTGCTCTGGGAGTTTTGGGGTGATCTCATCGACCCGCATACCCAAAAGGTCGTAGCGGCGAATCAACGCATCCTGATTGCCAATCGAACAACCATCCTGAAAATGGAAGATAACCCGTATTGGGATGGCCTTCCCCCTTACGTGATTTGCTCGCCTCTTGCCGTAGCGGGCAGGTTCCCAGGTCAGGGTTTGCTCGAAATGAACATGAGCATCAAGGACGGCATCGATCGGCTGGCCCAGATGCAAGAGGATCACCTGAAATTTAGCGTTGTACCGATGCTGGAAGTGGAGGCAAGTGCCCTTGAAAACCCTGAAGGCGACATGCAAACCGGAGTCCAACCCGGAAAGGTATTCTACAAGCGAGCTGGAGCTTCTCCACAGGCGGTTACGGGCGTCGCTTTTCCTCAACTCTCAAACTCCTCTTTCAATTTTCAGAATGCTATGGAGAAGGAGTATCAACGCGGTACGTTCATTACCGACCAGGCACAAGGTCTCCTCGACGTAAAGGGTGAGACTACCGCGACGGAAATACAGCAAACCCAACTCCAAAGCTCACTGATCCTTTCCGACATCGCCCAGAACATCGAGGATGGCTGCCTGTCATTCGTGGCAGAGAAAATATGGAGCCGCGCTTTTCAGTTCATCGACTCAACCTCTAAGCCTACTTGGAGCGAATTGCTTGGACCTGAAATCGGCGGCGTGCTCGATCAGCTCCCCATTCAGCAACGGATTCAGCTTACTTGGGGACGCTACAACTTCAAGGCCCACGGCCTAAGTCGAGCCATCGAGCGGCAGCAGAACCTTTCGAAGTACAAAGACCTACTCGAAACCTTAGCCCAACTTGGCCCGCAGGCTTTGACGGGTGTAGGGATGAATCTGTCGGCTTTCCTGAGACGTATCTTCGATTCGTACCATTTCCCTGAGCCCGCAGAACTGGTTTCACCGGATGCGGAAGAGATGCAGGAGCAGCAAAGACAAGCCCAGGTTATGCAGCAGAATCCATTCTACGCGGCGCAAGCTCAGGCGCATGGGCAGATTGCCGCTTCGCGTGAAGCCGACAATCAAACGACTTTACAGAAATTGCTGGATGCAGCCATGTCGTTAGGGCAACCGCCTTCAGCTCCCGGTACGGCAGCGTGACGATTCACCGATTTTGGGTAATTGAAAAAAGGATTTGTAGTTTTCGCTGTGGTTCTTGGTCATTCCAGCTATGGATTGGACACCGCGTATGGCAGGTGATACGCAGCCAAAAATGGCTCAGCTTCCCCAACGAACTGGTGGAGATTGAGCGCGGTCGATATTGGCAGCGGATTTTCGAGATAGGTTATTACGATATTCCTAGCAACTTGGGTTCTTATCTTCGTTAACTTCAAATCGAAAGGAACAAACAAAATGCAAAACGATGTTAAGCCCGTTAGCGGTGGTGGAAAAACTCCCAACGAGCATTCGGTGGTGCCCGCAGTAAATGAATTGCCGAATGAATCGACTGAGGATGCACGGCAGGGTGGGCGAGTAGTTACGAAGGGATTTGAAGCGGATGAAACCAGGCCCCAGGACTTGCACGGATCGGTTGCGTATCAGCAAGCCACTGCCGATCCGGGGAAGAAGCCCTCGTTCGTCGCCTACACCGATCTGACGCAGCCTCGCGGCGAAGTGCGCGGGTAAGTAAAAGGAGGGCTTATGGCCCGAGAACGAGTCGCAGCACACATTACAGAATCCGTCAGCCGAGACTTTGGACTGGAAGTGAGTGTAGTTCGCTCTCCACGTCCACAAGTCAATGACATGCCTCGCGGCGATGTAAAAGACGGCACCACGCAATCCCCCTATAAGGGATACCGGGAAGTGATTCCTCCGGGCCGCATTGGTTCGCCGGAAGGCACCGACAGGATGGAGCCGGGACCGCAGACCGTAGACACGGTAGCGCGTTACCGTACCGAGGACAAAGACCCCACCCTTCACGGCGCAATGGCGGCGATGCGTTCAGCTAGTAGGGACGTACCGTTTCAAGGCTACGCCACCTTTCAGCCGCGCACCGCTCCCATGCCACGCGCCGCACAGGATGAGGGCTTCCTCGAATCTCCCGCGAATCTGTCTGCCGATCCCCTGATGATCGATAGCGATTCCACAACCAACATTCTCAGCCGTGACGCGAGACGCAAAGACCTGTACGGAGAGAATAGGGACGGCGTGTTGCACAACGACGGCCATCCCGGCTTCAAGTCCGTGCAGGGTCAGATCGCAGCCAAGGAAGGCGTATCGCAGGAAGCGGCTGGAGCCATTCTCGCCAATTCCACGCGCCACGCTTCGGCGTCTGCCAAGAAGGCTAATCCACGGTTGAAGAGGGTGAAATGAGAAGGGCCGCCCATTATCTCGGCTTATTGATCGGCATATTCATGTTCGGCGTGTGGGAAGGTGGGCGTGGTGGCTTCTAGCCCCACACAGGAACAACTAGACTCCCGCAAGAAGCTGAAGGAGTTTGTCGAAGCAGCCAGTTCCACTATCGACAGGCTCCGGGGCGGGATCAAGTCGAAATGGTTTAGCCGTCCCAACGATGAACTTAAGGGCTGGATTGAGCGCGGCAGGGCCATTGACGAAATCAAGGACTCGATGGGCTATCAACTCATCGTTACCCAGGCAGATCGGGAAATACTTTGGGCGCAGCAGCAGCTTGAGATTTGCGATGAAAAGGTAGTGCCTGAATTGCGGCTCTACCTGAGAGCTTTACGTTTCCTGAAAGACTTCCTGCTTACCACTGAGCGCAATGCGGATATAGCCTCTGGCGTTTTGGCGGGAAGGGAAGCAGCCATCGGGCGGGATACGACTACCTTCGTGAAAAACGCGATAGTGAGGAATTGATGGATAGGACATTAACAACTGAATTGTATGGTGGCGATATTGGAAAACCACTTGATCCACGCGAAGCCCCCGTGGGAGATGTGGGAGGGCCGCCAATTCCGCCATCGCCGGTCCCGGTTCCGGTCAAAGTAGAAGTAGTCAATCAACCCATTCCGATTAAACAGCGCCGTATGGCCGACGAAGGGCCAGATGGGAGGATACGTGACACGTCGTCAGAAGCGCTTAGGCCGGGAAATGATCTCGGATTCCGCAATCTCGATGCTGAACAAACATCTCGACCTAGCGATGCGCCGAACAATGAGCCAAGCCCTGAAGTTAAGCCGGAAGCCATACCGCCTCAAGCTGCGCCCGAACAAGGGCCTCCTGAGCCTCCAAAGGTTTATGCTGGTAAATTCAAATCCGTAGACGATCTTGAACAAGGTTACATAGAAGCCCAGAAGCTAATCACGCGGCAAGGGCAAGAGAAGGCCGAACGCGAACGTGCTGCACTGGCTACTCCGCCAGCGCCCGTAGTCAAGACACCCGAGCAGATAGCGGCAGAGCAGGCTGAGAATAACCGCATTCTCAACGACTTTGTATCTAACCCAAAGGAGTACATCGAAAAGAACGTAGTGCAACGGGTTACGACGGCACTGGCCGCCCAACAGATTGCGGGCGACTGGCGCAAGAATAACCCCGACATTTCTGAACATGAAGTGCGTGTGGCTTTTGAAGCTACCTTGCTTGCACAGTCGGACCCCGTACTTGCCCGGGACCCCGCCGCCTTGCTCAATAAGGCCACGGACAATTTCCGATCATTTACCGGGAAAATCCGATCAGAAGGTGCAAAGGAAGCACTCACGCAAGAGACGCGGGTTATACCGCTTCTCAGCAATACCGCTCCCCCCCTAGCCACGGAACAACCCTCTCCGAGGGCTCCTCAAACGCAAGGTGAGGTTACGGATTCTCACGTTGCGTGGCTGCAGGATCAGAGCAAACGCTCCCAACGCGGCCTTAGACGCTAAGGGCGGTTGTTTAATTCAGCGGTAGAGGAGTCTTTATGCCTTCACAGCTATTCGGTACGAATAGTTTGGGCGGCTTTTTCACCAACAACGAATTAAGCCTCCAACTTCGTATCAAGGCGCAGCCGCTCAAACGGTTTCGCCAATTCGTGCAGATCAAGGGAGCCAAGGGAGCGCGTCGAGGTAACAAAGTCTACTTCGACAAGCTTCAGCCAATCGTTACCGCTGGCAACACTTCGGGCCTCTCTGAAACCGCCACCATCCCTGAAAGCAATTTCACCATCAACCAGGGAACCCTCACCATCAACGAGTACGCGAACGCCATTCCGTTCACCAATCAGCTAGTAGCCCTTTCCGAGTTGGATGTCGATAACTCGGTTGTGCAAACGCTGATGAACGATATGGCGATTACGCTCGACTCCGTTGCTGGAGCGCAGTTCCAATCTAGCGACTTGACCTACGTTTGCTCTTTGTCGAACTCGGTCAACAGCTCAACGAATGGCACCGCATCGACCACGGCCAGCTCGAACCTCAACGGCACCAACTGGCGTGCGATTTGCGATGACATGCGCAAAAAGAACATTCCCTTCTACGACGGGCAGTCCTACGTTGTGATTTGCTCTGTCGGTGCGTTGTCTGGCTTTTTCTCCGACACCCAGACGGGCGGCTTCGTGGACGTGACCAAGTATTCCGAGACGCTTTCGGAGTACCTGTATCGCGGTGAGGCTGGCCGGTACTACATGGGCCGATTCGTGGAAGAGACCAACGTACTGTCCAACGCTCCCGGCACCACCACAACAGCAGGCGAGGCCGTAGCTGTCGGCTTCGACGCCGTGATGGAAGGCGTTGCCATCCCCGAGGAACTGCGCGAGAAAGTGCCGACCGATTATGGCCGGTCACAGGGTATCGCGTGGTACGCCCTACTTGGCTTCCAGAAGATTTGGAACCAACAAACCGATGGGAGCGAACGAATCGCTCACATCACGAGCAAATAAAGGAGACCGACGAACCATGTCATATAACGATACTCGCGTCTACGTCGGTACCGCCACCCTTGCCGCGCAAAATGTGGTGATGACCGCTTCCGGGGCCATTGCTCCCGGAACCGCCGTCACCGGCATTTTCCCCGTTGCGGAAGCCACCTTCCTTTGCAGTATCACGGGCGTTGTCACCGCTACCCCGTCCAGCTTTCCGGCTGGCGTGCGTCCCTATGTAATTGTGGGAACCACCACCAGCACCGGGCAGGTTAGCGTAGCGCCCACCAGCACCCTTGCTCAGTCGTCCGGGTCAAGCGCGTTTGCCACCTTCGTTCCGTCCATTGCCCTGGCTGCCGGTTCGTCCTTTACCGTTGGCCTGGTGGCAGTCGGTACGGCTTCGGCTACACAGACGTTGGGAGCAACGACGCTGATTCCCGTCGTGGCACCGCAATTTGTCTGAAACTCCAATGGGGCGGTTGTTGCGGCAGCCGCCCTCAATCCCATGAACATAGATGAAATGCTTGAGGCTGTCCGCGCACTTCCGTTTGGCGATTACGCAGAGTGCGGAGTCTGGAAGGGCTATATGGCCCAGAAAATAGCCGCAGGAATGGATCGCAATGAAACGCTTTGGCTTTTCGATTCCTTCCAGGGGCATGGCGAACCGGGAAAGTTCGATGATCCTGTCCGGCATCCCAGGGGCCGTTATGCCGATACTTCGATTGAAGAAGTATGCGCGCTTATTCCGAGAGCCGTAATCATCCCCGGATTTATACCAGACACCCTGATCGTTGATCGCCCATTCCGGTTTGTTCATATCGATCTCGACCACTATCTCCCGACTAAAGCAGCCTGTGAGTTTTTCAAGCCTCGCATGGTTGCGGGGGGAATTATTCGTTTCGATGATTACGGCTTTTCTGAATGTCCGGGGGCGACAAAGGCGGTGAATGAAGTGTTTGGGCGGGACAACGTTCTCTCGCAAGACTATCGGTGGGTAAATGCCAGCTAACGGCGAACTCAAGAAGTTCAACGCTACACATTCTGGCCGCTCCTCCGTTCTAAGAGGAGCGAAGTATTCGCGCGGGTTCGTGATTCGGCCCGAACAGATGCTTGCGCTTTTCCGTGACACGCAGCCCAACTTGCCGATCCCAGCCGATGCTGAGTTTCAGGGCATTGGGTTCAAGGACGAAGGCATAGATAGCCAGATTCAATTCTACTTCACGTCCCTGACCGCTCCGTGGGAACACTGCTTCGCCATGAAGCCGGAACTATTCTTCGACATTTTGGTGGATCTGGCCGATGGGTTGTTGCCTCTCGATTCCGAGCTTGACGGGATCGAGGTCAGCCATCGCTTTACGGTGCTGATGCTACGGGTGAAATCATCCCATTGGCCCGCAGCGCCTACGGATAACCTGCCACTGGTTCACCTGCGTTATGAAGCGGGAAGGCTTTTGCTTGTGGATGCATCGAGAGCCATCGAGAATGAAAAACGTATTCGCGTTAATTAGCCTGCTGCTTTTGCCGGTTCTGGGATTCGCCCAAGGCAATTCTTACACGCCACAATTGCTTACGGGTGTGGGTGCTCCTGGAACTGGACCATTGCAAAACTGTACGGTCTACCAATACTACGTAGATACGGCTACCGGCAATCACTACGATTGCCAGCCGGATAACAGCGGGCAGCACGGCACATGGATATTTTCTGCGAATCCATCCTCCCTTAACTCCATCATCTTCGTGGATGGGTTGACGTATCCGTGTACGGCTGCTGGTATTCAAGCAGCGATGGATAAGGGTGGTCAGGGGGCGCACATCATTTTACCCCCGCAGACCTGCGCTATTTCAGTCGAGAGTTCAGCGCTCTTGGCTTATGACGGCAGTTGGATTCAGGGTTCCGGTGAGTTTGTCTCGACCATTCAGCGGGCCAACGGCGGGAGTGCGAATAACCCAATGTTTCAGCTCGCATCTGGCGGCGCTCACGGCACGATGGGCAACGTGACATTTACAGATTTCACCATTGATGTAAACCGCGCGAACCAAACAGGAGGCTCTGACACGATCAAGGGTGGAGTTGTGAGTAAGTTAATCGTACAAAGAATGCGCCCCATCAATTCGTGGAACGACGGCATCGGTATCGACACATCTCTTTCCGATTCGCTGATTGCCGACAACGATTTTGAGAACAACGCCCAGAGAGTCGGATGTGTGGCCGCTTTGTGCGGAGATATAACGATCAATTCCCCCATCCGGGTCCGCATCGAAGGGAATCGCTCCTCCAATTCCGGCTATAACTTTGCGATCTTCTCAAATGCCGCTGCTGCTGGGCAGGTATCGGTCGTAGGAAATACTGTAAATGGCTGCGGGGGCTACGGTGTTGCCCTGGGCAGCGGCACTCTTGGCGGTGCCGGGATACTGATTTCGGATAATACCTTTAACTGCCCAACCTCCGCAGCGAACATAATTGACATGGCGCAGTGGAACGATGTCCTAGTGAGCAACAATTACATCGCCGTGGGAAGCGGCACCTCTCTGGGAATTACCGATCTTCCGCCAGCGCAGCGAGTCACCGTGATTGGGAATCGCATCACTGGCAATGCCTCCGGTCCCATTACTGGAGGATGCGTTGAGCTTGGTGGTAGCGACATAATCATGGCCGGGAACCTCTGTGATAAGTCCAGTGGAGTCGGGCTGCTAATCGACGTAGGCAGTGCCAGCCAATCGCATGGCTTTACGATCACCAACAACATCGTTAAGAATGCGAGCACAGCCAGTAGTGGGACACATTGCGGCATAGAACTTTTCTTGGCCTCCGGTGGGACCGCGACTCTTTCCGAGGGATTGATTGCCAACAATCGAGCCTATGACGACCAGGGGTCGCCTACCCAAGCTTACGGTGTGTGTCTCGCTGTTTCAGGACAGCAGACCGGATTCACGGGAATAAACGTTATCGGGAATGACGTGCGAGGCAACAAAACTGGTGGAATTTTCAACAACACGTCCAGCCCTACCAATCTCCAAATCTATAACAACCCCGGAGGGGAGTCGGTCGAGCTTTATCCATTTAACAGCAGTACGTCAATTTCCTCCGCTACTCCCGCAGCGAACGCGGCGGCTTCCAATTTGGGTTGGAAGTACTGCTTATATTCCAACATCTATTGCGTGGGCCTGGAAGGGTTCACAGAGGTACATCAAATCGGCGCGACTGGAAATGGTTCGTGGCTATCCCTCTTCGAGAGCGGGGCTACACCAAATTCCAATGCAAGCGGGACGGTTCCAGATACGGCATCTAAGGCCAGCTTAGGCTCTCTTGGATTTGTCGCTCTGACGCCGCAAGCATTTGCATCCCTTCCCGCCTGCGGTGCCAGCCTCGAAGGGCAAAGAGCCAACGTGAACAACTCCACGGTAAATACATTCGGATCGACCATAGTAGGCGGCGGAGCGAATCATGTCGGGGCTTATTGCAATGGTACAAATTGGGTGGTGGATTAAATTGCGGAGGTTAATGGTTGACCTGGAAGATTGACGCCATAGAGGGCAACGAAACACAGAAAGTACACGACAGAATAGCGCCCTTCGTCTACGGCCACGGCGTAGATCTAGGCTGCGGATGCTGGAAGCTTAAAGTCGAAAAGACCCGCGAAACAAGCTGCCTGGGAGTGGATGGTGGCTTTTCCTCGATGGCCTGCAAAGAGGCCGATCTGATTGCGGACGTATCGAACCTCACCATGCTAACGGATGAGTCCTTCGATTACGTCTATTCCTCGCACACCCTTGAGGATATGCATTACACAGAAGCGGTTCTCATGGAGTGGTGGAGGCTCGTTAAGCTCGGAGGGAATTTAATTCTCTATCTGCCACTGACGCGCAAGGTGGCGAAGGAAATGGGCCGCGAGGATTGGGAGAACTTCTACCCTAACAAGGGTGAAGAGGGCGCAAACATCTACCACCAATGCGACTTCCATCCCCAAGAGATTAGAGATGCCATAGCCAAGATCGGGGCTGCGGAGGTATTGGCCGATGAAATCAGGGGCGATAAAGACGAATACAGCTTCCTCCAGGTCTATCGCAAGCTTGCTTCGGCAGCTTCACCGCATCGAGGTCTATCACGTAATAACCAGAAGCGTGCCCTTGTCGTACGGTACGGCGCGATTGGAGATTTCATTCAGTCCGTCCCTGTCCTCAAAAAGCTCAAAGAGGAAGGCTACCACGTCACGCTGAATGGATCGGAATTAGCGAAAGAGGTTTTGAAGCATTGCCCATACGTGGATGAGATAGCCCCACAGATCAGGGATTATGTACCTAATAAGGGGGTAGTGTCAGGGCCGCTATTCGATTACTGGAACGAACTCGCCACCAAATACGACAAGTTCATCAATCTCACAGGAGCGGCGGAAGAGACTCTTCTCGTGCCCGACTCTCGCTTGATGCACATGATGGAGCAGATCGGGCAAAAGCATCCCGAATTGAATGAGCAAAATAAGTTCTACAACGCCATTCGCACCGTGCAGCAGCAAGTTGGGGAGACCAATTACTACGACAATCACCTTGCCAAAGCGGGTTATCCAGATAGGGGGATGAATGGCGAACTCTTCTTCAGCGACCAAGAAGAATGCATGGCCCAAGGCTTTAGGGACAAATATCCGGGCCGTTTTATTGTCATGTGGGTACTATCTGGTTCGAGTTACCACAAGCGGTATCCTTACTTTCAGCAGGTCGCCCAAGAACTTGTAATCAAGAACCCTGACGTGCTACTTATCAGTGTTGGAGATCAAGAATGCGCCCTTATAGAACGCTCCGAATCGAACCGATACTTACCGAGAGCGGGAAAGTGGAAGTTGCGTACTTCGTTAGTGATGACCAAATATGTGGACCTAGTCATTGGACCAGAGACAGGGATCTTGAACGCCGCTGGGTGTTTCCCGACTCCGAAAATTACAATGCTCTCTCACTCCAGCCACGAAAACTTATGCAAGTACTGGTTGAATGATTTCTGTATAGCGCCCGATCCTAAAGAAGTCTTTTGCCACCCCTGCCACGTCCTGCACTACATCCATTCGGTCAATTCCGAGTGCCCAACCTGCAAGGGATCGACTCATTCGTTTGAGAATGCCAGTGGCCCGAGCGGGGTAGGAACGGTCTGGACCTGCCCCTATAAGATTCCTGATGAATTGAAGGATGCGACCGGGCTGGGACCGCCTGCGCCGCTATGCACCATGATACCTGCCAAGCGAGTGCTTGCCAGGATAGATGAGGTTTATCGTTTGTGGCGCTCTGGGCAGCATCGGCACCCACGGCCAGAGGTTAGCTTGGCGCACGATAAAACGATGCCGCATTCGTCAGTGTTACGCGAAACACCGATAGATACAGTGCATGTCTGAATCGCTTAACCTCGGAACGCTCCGCTCTCAGGTCGAACTCTACCTTTTGAACACATCGACCGATGCCAATTCGCTGTCCTGGACCGTAGCGGAAATCAACGACTACATCAACGAGGGCATATTCTACACACAGCAAGTTACAAGCTGGTTCCAGGATTTCGACACCATCGTTTGCACGGCCTCTGTCTCAACCTATACGGCCCGCGCTACGGCGCAGCAGTTTATCCGCCTCACTTGGGATCGGGTCTTTCTGCCCCAGACCAACGAATACGAATTAGATCGTGATGACCCAAGCTGGCGGGCGGCTCCAAACAACAATCCCTTCCGGTTTTACTTCCCCCAATTCGGTCAGCAGGCAACGCTCTCTCCTTATCCTACCCCCTCTCAGAATGGCACCGTCTATACCTTCAATCAGGAAACCGGCGCGGTTGCGGCGCTCACCCTAGACGATGGTACGGCAATCGCCTTCAATCAGGAAACCGGAATTGTTATCCAAGTAACGGATAGCACGGAAACGATTATGGGATTCCGGCCGGATCGATCTTACAACCCATTCCCCGGACCCGAAGTGGGCGAAATAGCCATTTTTACCAGCGACAAGCTGAATATCGGCATGGCCTTTGTACGCATACCCGATCCCCTCGTGCTTGACACCGATACCCCCCAATTGCCGATCCAATGTCATTTCGGCCTTGTGTTCTACGCCCTGATGAAGTGCTTTCTACGCGAAGGTGAGTTTCAGGACCTAGAGGCTGCGCAGGGTTGGTTTCAGGCGTATGGAGAATGGATGGAATCGATCTTAGAGAATAAGGCGCGTTGGTGGGCCACGCGGGTTAAGTCTTTGGAGCCATTTGAAGAGGGAAGCCTGTTTGCCCAGCGCATGAACAGTATCGGATATCCAATGCAGCTAGATTTGAAACCCTCTTACGGATCATGATTGTCAACTATACCCTCAAGAACTTCCGGGACAGCGTTAAGCGATACCTGAACGAATTGCAGAATGATGGCCTGTGGACTACAGCGGAACTGAATGCATACATCAATCACGCCATTCTAAGGATCGTGCTCGATACGCGCATCCTGCAAACAGATGAGTCGGTGCCAGTGCTTCAGAATCTCTCGCTTTACCGTATGCCAGCCGACATGCTGACCCCTTTGTGGATTTACGGTCCAGCGATATGGGGCAGCTTGAGACTATTTCCTTCGTTCCTGCTATCGCTCGATAAGCAATACGGCGGGATGTATCAGTGGGAGAAAGACAGCACCAATCAGTCGCAAGGCTTTGTGCCATTTTCTTACGATCAGTTCCTGCTCTGGCCTCCCCCTTCGGCCAATACCAATGTCACGCTCCACCATGTACCACTTCCGGCGACACTGGTAAACGATACCGACACAACTTCGCTTCCATTAGTCGCTCAGTTGGCCCTGAAATACTACGCCGTGTATCTCGCGTTGCTCAAGAGCGACATGAAAAAAGCGGCCAAGGTGCTGCAAAGCTATAAGCAAAAGCTGGTGCCCGTATTGGAGCTGACCCGCCATCAGGATCAGACGCGGCCCACTTCCATGATTCCGGGCAGGAGCTTTGACCGTTCGATGGCCAACCCGTCCATTCGAGCCTACAGGAACAGTCGCCGCTATTACTGATGGTTCTGGCTTACGTTCTTAGACACGGTGTCACAGACAAAAGCCCCAAGCACGAAGGCCAAACGCAAATCCCCATGAATGCTTTCGGGATCGCGCAGATACGCGATGCGGCGAATTACATCAAGGACCAACGTCCAGCAGGACAGCAACCCAAGTGGGGAGTCTCATCTGACCTTAAAAGGGCAGAACAGGCGCTCGAAATATGCTCTGGCATCCTGGGGCTGGAAACGGTTCGCTCCATGACCGATCTGCGCAACCTCGGAGACGACGAAAGCGGGCCGCAATTCGAGAAGCGGTTACAACGGGCGTTCGCTGCAATTCTGGCCATCCGCCAAAAGACCAAGAATATCCCGGTGATTGCCACTCACCGCTCGGTTAGCGCGTGGGTCTGCAAGCAATACGGTTACGTTAGGCAGGAGATGGATTACGCCCGAGCAAGCGTCGTTTGGGAGGGTGGGATCGTCGTTATCGATTCCAATGGAGCACGCCCAATCTATAAGCCATTGGTGCAGAACACCGCAGAGGATATGCAGCCCTTTGACGGTACGCACACCGCTGGATTTGTAACGGGCAAAGACAATATCCCGCCACGCGAATGCGGAAATTGCAAGTGGGAGCATGACAGCGAATGCCATCATCCGATAGTGACCGCCGATGATGAACTCGGCTTACTGTATGAAAAGAAGCGCAGCAAAGAAGGCTATTGGCTGATCGACTCAGACGATTGCTGCGACAACTTCCAAAACAAGGTTTTGCCAGCTCCAACGATTTTGCACTAGGAGACTATAGTGGCCGGATTAGTGACTAAGGGTCAGATCGGGTACGAGGACATAGCAACCGGAACGTCTACGTTCACCCGCGTTACGTCCGTGGGCGGAAGTCAAACACTCCACCAACTGCCCTTCACGGTAGCTGGCGGCAACATGACGATCCTGGGAACCTC